TAAGGCCAAGCTGGAGGATGAGTTCTACGCCAAGAATGAGTTCCGCACTACGGTGCGTGGCCTCAAGGTGCGCGGCGTATACGGCTCTCAGGCGGAGGCCGTAGCACGTTCTAAGAAGCTTCAGCGCCAGGACACACTCCACAACATCTTTGTAGGTGAGGTGGGTAAGTGGCTGCCCTGGGATCCGGAGCCTGCGGAGGTGTCGGAGCAGGAGTATGCGGAGGACCAGCTGAACACGCTGATGAAGAAGTACAAGGAGAACGAGGAGGCGCGCGAGGTCTTCCAGCGTGAGCAGCGGGGGCGTGGGACTGCGAAGAAGCCTGCTGAGCCCACTGAGCCTGGTATGACGGTGGTGTCCGAGAGCTCGGTGCCTGCTGCGGAGTCCTTCTCTGACATGTTTGGCTCTGCGGGCCCCGCGGATCTCGCAATCGCCCGCAAGCTGGCCGCAAAGGATTTGTCTGGCAATTAATAGATGTGCCCCTCTCTTCTTGCCCACATGCTTAGTGGCGCCCTAATGGGTATCGCACTGTATATCGCATTTACATCTTTCGGGGCACTGCGTAAACTTGATACGTATCGCATGCTTGTACTCGTCCTGCTATTTTCTATTGTTGTTGGTATTCATGGCATTTCTCATCTCGGCTTGAGAAAGACATACGGTTACAAGATGCTGCTATAAGAAGCATTCAAAGTCAATCAATCAATAAAGCTCTTATAAAGACCTTTCTTGATTATTTACCGCGATAAGCACCCCCCTTCGGAGGTTCTTAACTTCAGCACATGACGTTATCTGCGCCGTGTTCCCGCGGAACGCTTCTTACGGCGAGTGCCACCACGGGTCACATGAAAATGTAGTTTAGCTGGCCCCTTTTGTCCCGCTTGTTCATAAATCATTTTTTTGTATTCATCAATACTTCTAAAGTTGGGAGGCAACCCTCTAGCTGGCGATTTTCTCGCGCTTCTTGTCATCATTTTAATAGGGCTCATATGCCCTAAGAGTCGTCGCAAATTTCTAACAGAACCAGGGTGTCTTATATCCGGTGGCGATGAAAAGGCGGCAAGCCTGGCTTTACGAGGCGTCACGCTCATCTCTTCTTATTAGTTCTCCTCAAAATAGTTATTCGTGATAGCAGGCATTACCGGGCGGCACACATTCTCCTGGCAGAATTCACCCTCCTTGCAAGTTACACCCTTACAGTCTCCCTTGCGCGAGTCCACGCCCCCTGTGGCCTGGAAGCCCTCGGGGAATGAACGCGCAAAGGTGCGACGGATCATGGGCAGAAACGCCACAGCTACGAGAAGAACTAATACGAGTCCCATGAGAGAATAACCTCTGCGCCCTTTCATTTCTATTATATGGGGGGCATTTTAAGGAACCACCGGAAGGGGATTTCTGTCATATATCTCAGGTATATTAGATGTCTGGCAGAAGCCATTCATACAGCGCTTCGGAAAGGGGCACGGCTCCAAATCGGTTCCACACCGTTGAGGTTGTCCATACACCTGGAATCCCTCTTTTGCCAAGAAGGGATTTATACGGAATACGCGATCCACGACAAGCAGAACAATAGCTAGAACTGCGATTAAGCCTACTGAATATAGATCAACCTTCATCTACCGTGTTATGTAGAAGATAAGTGTCAGGGACAATTATCTTGAACCAGTAAGACAACTTCACGCAACCTTGCTACTGCGATGTGCTTAAGTTAGCTCCTTTTCTGTACGTTCAGCAAGGGCCCCTTTAGCTTCCGCGCATTCAATGGGTCATAGGCGTTATCCTCTTCTTCCTGCTTATCTCTGAAGTAGTTCGCAGAATGTTGCCAGAATTCTGCCGCCCCAATACGGAAATCAGGATGCATATCGGCCTTATACCAGAAGACACAATCTTCTAGCTTCGCTGATTGACTTGTGTTGTCCACTACAAGGCATTCGTAGTTCTGTGTACACTGGTCCATGATCTGACAGAAGAACTCGAAGCTCGGGAAGGCCGAGGCGTAGTTCTCAAAAATGCGCTTGCGGTTCGTCGCATATGGCTCGCGCAGAATGAATACGAAGTCGACGTTCGTGCGCAGAGCCGGCTGAATACCCAGCGGATACTGCATCGTAATAATGAAGAACACCTTCAGCCAGCGACCGTTCATAAATAGATAGCGAATGTTCTTGTCATGTGTCCAGCTGTCGTCATACATACAGTCATCCAGAATCATAAAGGAGCGCGGGTCCAGGCGAGACTTGCCGCCACCCTGCTGCTCACGCTGAATCCGCCCCATAATCATCTTCTGCCGCTTCACGAAGTTGGCCAGAATCATTGGCGAGAACTCACCGTGGATGAAAAGCGGCGGGATCATCTTGCCATAGAAGGAGTTTGACTCCTCTGTACCACTGATAACCGTGCCGAGAGGCATTTCCTGATGGTGAAACAGCAGATCACGCACGAGAGTGGATTTACCCGTGCGACGACGCCCAATAAAAATCACCACGGCATCCTGAGGGATTTTGCGCATATCAAACTTCTTCAATGACAAATTCACGGCACCAGACATGTTTAACTGTATAGGGATTTACTTTTTTGACCGTGCGTCACAACGCAATCTAAATGCTCTTAAATCCGGTAAGAATGGACACTAATCTCCGGGGTATGAATTTACCTTCTCCACGCTTCCGGTTGGCTCCGCTGCCCAAAGAGTTATGTGAGGTCAAGGGCTTTAACTCCCTCCAAACTTTCTTTCCAACTCTTTCTAAGCTTTACCGCCTTGATAAATATCAGACTGAGGGTGTATGGTTTGATTCCAAATGGCGTATCGTAGGATTGGATATTTCGGGAACATCTGGCCCCTGTTCTTTGAAGCTAGTGCCGAATCAAGACCTTTCAGGAGATCTTTCAGGCTGTAGACAGCACAATGCATATCTGAAGGTAACACACCTCCTAGATCCTGTAAAATGGATGAAGGGGAAGTACAGCCTTCCGAAACAGAATGGCCTTCCTTGGCACAATAAAACATGGACCAACGCCTGGTCAAAGCTCCAGGACCCGTGGAACCAGGCATATGTAGAGGCGGTGGCATCCTACGCCCTGGGACGCCTTCGCGACGAGGGAGTGTCGCCCCATTTCAATGAGTTCTATGGAGCCTTTTGCGCCCGGGCAGACCTATATCGATACAATATGACGGAGGAATTCGGTAGTTTCAGGAATGCCCGCTGGTTCTGGAATGGCCAGAAGAATGGGCTATATAAACTACGTGTGATTAACACTGGTGACGCTGATGCGGTAGACGAGCAGGCTCTAGAGGAGTATTTGCGCGAGCCTTCGGTTGTCAACTCGGATGAGGAAAGCGGCTCGGAGGAAAGTGTGGAAGAGGTTGAACTTAGTGAAGAATCGGAGGTCGAGGCTGTCGAAGCTATTGAGTTGGAAGAAGTCACATCCATTCATTCGGGGAATATGTCAGAGATCTCTTTCGCAGAAGAATCAGAGAATAATTCGGAAGAATCAGATGCTCCAGATGATTCGTACAAGTTTTATTCGGAACTCACTGATTTCCCGGTTATGATGATTGCGATTGAACAGAATAGTGGGACTATGGACGCCCTCTTAGATAATATTGAAGAGATTGGCGTCAATCGTGGAACTCCTGAATGGGAGTTGCGCTGGTCTGCGTGGCTTTTCCAGGTCATCGCCGGCCTCACAGTCGCCCAGGCTGTATTCGGCTTTACGCACAATGACCTCCACACGAACAACATAGTATGGACCCCGACAAGCGAAGAATTCTTGTATTACACACTCGCCTCGGGTGCGACTTTCAAGGTTCCCACGTTCGGCAAGCTCTTCCGTATTATTGATTTCGGTCGCGCCATTTTTAGCATTAATGGAAACCAGTTTATCAGCGACGACTTCCGCGCAGGAAATGACGCAGATGGCCAATACAGCTTCAAGCCCCTACATCCTCAACCTTCCGTTGAAGTGCCTCCAAATCCGTCATTTGATCTATCACGCCTCGCAGTCAGCTTAGTCGACTCTCTTTTCCCTGAGCAGCCAGCGGAAAAGGAGGGGGGTGTCGTGCTGAGCGATGAAGAAGGAATAACGGTTGTTGAAACAGAATCGGATCTTTTCAACTGTATGTGGTCTTGGATGGTCGATGATGATGGTGCGAACGTGCTGATTAACGCAGATGGTTCAGAGAGATACCCTGATTTTTACTTGTACAAACACATCGCGGCGTATGTTCATGGGGCGGTGCCGTCGCAGCAGTTGAAGCACCCAGCTTTCGACCGATTCCAAGTGAATCCGTCGGAGGTTGGGGATGTTAAGAAATGGAAACTATTTTGTTAACGTCAGCACATCGCAATAGGCAGAAATTAAAACCGTGGAACACCCACTTTCACTTCGACTTCGTTAGTGCTAGCAGCTTCGACTACCCCTGTTTTTTCACTCGTGAACAGGGCTAGGGGAACGAGCCCCATAATAAACTCAACAACACTCGATGACGACTCGGGGAGTAGCTGCATGATCATCGCAACCATGATGGCGCCGATGATAAAGTCGCGGCCAAGGCTTTTTGCCGTAGGCTTCTTCTCTTCAATAAACTGCGTACTCGCAGCTCCGAGTGACGAAATAACAACTCCTCCTAAGACCATTCCAGCGACTAGGGGGGTTTGTGACATTTTCTGGGCGTCAGGGAGGAAAAAAAGACGCGTCCTCTCACGCGAGTTCCTCAAAATCCATTTTGAGAACTTCGTTGCCGGTGTCCAAATCTTCAAATCCATCCAGCGGCTCCGGGGAACCCTCGAGGATCTTAATCTCCTCTTCAACATTTTCAAATAGCTCTTCCATTGGCGCTTCCTCAATAGGGGCTGTCTGAATGCCTGTGAATATTATGGACTCGGGCTTCTCCACAGGTTTCTCCTCAGGCTTCTCCTCAGGCTTCTCCTCAGGCTTCT